GCAGTCACACTTAGTTGCTAGAGCACAGGAACTCATACCATTGGTTTAAGAGTAACAAATCATGAAAATAGAAGAAATAATCCATATCCTAGAAAACAAACTTAGTTTTCTAAATATACAAAAAACCATATCAGAAGCACAGGGTGATTTACTTCTTGTTGAAAAAATCAGTGAAGAAATCCTAAATACCGAATTATCTCTGCTTAAACTTAAATCATAAAGACACAAAACAAGGTAGATAGAACATGGCAAAAAAGAATTGGATTTCCAAAGCTATTAAAAGACCAGGTGCTTTGACTAAGAAAGCAAAAGCCGCTGGTAAATCCATAGGAGCTTACTGTAAGTCTGGTAGCCTAAGTACCCAGACAAAAAGACAATGCAACCTAGCCAAAACCCTAAAAGGATTTCAAAAGAGAGGATAACATGTATAAGAAGAAATCAACCAAAAAGCAAACCCAGTCAAAGTCAAAGCATAAGTGCATGTGCGGGAGGAAGAAATGATTCCACAAAGCGGATCCATTGATATAATTGGAAACTCTGGTACATTACCTTCTGCCGTACTTGCTGGTAACGTATCATATGCTTTTTCTAATGCTGTGGGTAGAGCACCAACAGAAATTATTGTACTAGGTTCAACAACAGCTGGAGCTGTTTTGGCATCTACTTCGGCTCCAATCAGGGTAAGTCCATTTGTATTTATTCGTGGTCTTAGTGCTTCTGGTATTCAAAACGGCGCAAGAATTATTGCTAAAGAAAGTCCTGTTAACTATGCTGTAACTGGGTTTTCTTGGGCTACTAATGTTTTAACAATTACCATTAACCCAGCCTTACCTGTTGCTACTATTTCTGGGCAAACCGTAACAATTTCGGGTTCGTCTGTTGCTGCTTTAAATGGAACATATACTGCAACCAATGCAAGCACTACCTCTGTTACTGTTGCTTTAGCAACCAATCCAGGAACATTAACTGGAGTTACTGGGTTTATCAAACCTGGTATTGTAGACACAACTGTAGATGGGTCAGGAAACGGCGGTAGGGGTTACTATACCCTAAACATGCCAGTTACCGCAGCTTCTACAGGAACAACCCCTGGTACTAATTTGTGGACTACTCAAATAGTTCCTTCAGGAACAACCCATGTTATTGCTTATGCTGGTACTGGGGTTTTGGGTGATCTTTGGTTGGATAGAGTAGGCCAGGTAACAATACCCTGTCAGCAAGTCTTAGCTTTACGAAATCTAAAGGCTGGTACTGCTTTTGTAGCTGACGGCTCTACCGCAAACGTAGATATTACTCAACTACTCTATGTAACCTACAATCCACTTGGAAACCCATAAGGAGTATTAGATGTCTAGGATTATCTCCTTTCCCCAGGTTTTTGCCTTGCAAAGGGGTGCAAACTATCCCTTTAGGGCAACTTTTCAGGGTTTACCAAGCACAACCTTGCTGAATCCTAGCGGGTACACCTTTACACAACCAAGTTTTACAACATCAGCTCCCAATCTTTATCAAGAAGCAAGTTCTGTGTACACACTGGCATCTTCATCTGACTCAGAAAGTGCTGGTTTGGTGTTTAAATCTGGCGGTAATTTAGTAAATACGGCCATAAAGTGGACTAACGGTAAATCTCTTGGTAATTTTTACAGGATTAACAGACACTCGTCTACCTTTACTGGTGGTTTTGTGGGTGTTGAAAACAACATACTTAAGGTTAAGTGCGGAGAAACCACAAGTTTGCTTAACCGTGGTTTGCTGCATGATGTAAAGTTTCAGAGAAATGGAAACGAAATAACCGAGGCTAGTAACACTGTTATTGGTTACATGTATGTCACTGATACAGTGAACTGTTCATTAGATTTTACAGGTTATGTAGAACCTTTTGATTTTAACCAAACTTTTGTACCATCTGGACTTTTTTACGGAAACCATACTCAATTTTGGGTTGGTTTTAGATACTTACATACACAAAATGGTTGGTTAGGTAGTGGACTTCCAGCATTTTTGGGAAGTGGAAATGGGTTTGGATTTATTGGTGTTAGAAACAGCAATACAAGCATGACTTGGTGGGCTGTGATTGTTGCAGATGATAACCTTCTAAATGAAGAAGGCACCCAATTTGCTTACCAAGTAAACACAAATGCAAGTGTTTTTTCTTCTGTTAATCTTCGTGTAACTTTTAATAATGGAAACATTTCCTTTTTTGTGAATGAATCTCAAGTAGGAACTACTCAAAGTATTGGTGATTTAACAGGAAATGACTGGGTTTTTAACACAGGAGGAAACCCATTATATGCTGGGATTGCGTCTTTGAAAGGAGGCGGAACTTCAACAATCCCTGGTGTTTATACTATATGCGTTGATCGTTGTGCTGTGTGGCGCAACCTAGCTCACATGCAGTTGTACAATAACTTTGAAGATACCGACACCGAAGTAACAGCCACCGATAGTGATTACCAAACTACTGGCTTACACTTACTTAAGAAACTTAAATAGAGAGAACAAACATGCCAGCAATCACAATCCAACAAGCATATTCAATTGCCCTTCAGGCATACATTGATACCACCGATGCTACTAAAGTAGGTAGGCTTACCTGTAGTACTGGACTTACCTCGACATCCGAAAATAGACTCAAGCAGCTTCTTAGTGCAACTGCAAAGGATCTTGGTAACGTTGTTGTCACAAGTAGAAATGAAGTTGCAACTACGCTTATAGCAAATGCCAATACACCAAATGAAGTATACACATTGGTGACATCCACAACCAACGCAAACAATAATGCCGTCTTGGATTACCTTGAGGGTGGTCATGTTGACAACACCACTGGTACTTTGTCAGTAGAGGAAACAAAAATCCACACTACTGGAAGAGCAATCTTCAACAAGATCAAGAAATGAAAAAGAAAACCTCAGAAGATATAAAGAAGTATGTCCTACAAAAAGTAGGACCTAAACCCGATTCTAAGAAACCAAAGAAGTAGGAGAGTTAAATGCCAGATCCAATCAATGCTGAACAATCCACGCCTGTCGGGACTCAGCAGCCCCCAGTTATCGTAGACCCAACTCCAGCCGAGAATCCCCAGACCGTCCATGAACGAGCCATGTTCAACAGATTCGTTCAGGATCAGGGTCAAAAAATTCCAGCCAACTTCAAGTCTGCTGACGACTGGTTCAACAGCCTGATGGAAGCCCGCAAGGGATTTACCCAGGCCAGACAGGAAATTGCTGCCCTCAAGCAGCAGTACAATCAAAACGGAACGAACAATCCCAATTATGTGGGGGACTCGCCCGAATCTGTACAGCCACAGAAGACCGAGGATCTTTCTGGAGTACCAGAAGAACTAAGCATCAAGCCCCCAGAACCAAAGCCTCAGGCAAAGGTTACTTCGGAAGATTGGCTGCGGTGGGGATCGGAAATCGATACCACTGGAGCCGTAAGCGAAGCAACACGCAAGGAGATCGCGGACAAGATGGGTGCTGAAGATGTTATCATCGAACAGCTCATCCAGGGCCGCAAGGCGCTAGCCAAGCAGTCCTGGCAGAATGCGGCGGATGTTGTCGGAGGGAATGACAACCTCAAGCGTCTATTTAAGTGGGCGCAGGAGACCAAGCCGCAGGGCGAGATCGATGCCATCAACAAGTCGCTTAGGACCAATGCGTACAAGAATGTCCTATTGGGTCTTCAGGCAGAGTACAACCAAACCACGGCCAAACCTCAATCACAGGAACCCAAGGCAACACCCAATCGGGTAAACCCCTCGGCAGTTCCGCAATCCGTACAGGTGTTTAAGAACCTTGTAGAACAACAGTCTGCTTTGAGAGATCCACGATATCGTGTGGATCCAAACTATAGAAAAGCAGTAGAAGAAATGGTTGTTAATACGTCTAAATACGGCTATTCAAGAAATCGTTAACTCCGTACAATCCACTAAGGACACGGAACAATTGATGGTTTCTCCTTCATTTATTTAAAAGAGAGAAAAAGTTTCACATAAGGAGAAACAAACATGCCAGAAAGTCTATCAACAGCACAAATGTTCCCACTTGGGTCACTTGGCTATACCACCCAACACCCATCAAACCCAAATCAATTAAAATCTTGGCCAGAAGGTGGTCAGGGTGCTTCGCAAAACAGCATTCCTTCAGTATCTGGTGCTACTGATCCTTCGTATTGGCTTCCTATTTGGTCAGGCGAAGTAATCAACGCCTACGATCAATACAACATTTTTGAACCAATGGTTACAACCGAAACCATTGAATCAGGAACAACTAAGCGTTTCCCAATCACTGGTACGGTTAACCACATCGGTATCTGGGAAGCTGGTCAGGAATTGCTTGGTAACAGCGGTATCCAGACTCCAGGTTGGTTTGACATTTCGCTGGACCAGCGTCCAATGGCTGCATACTTTGAACTTGACGACATCCACCTGTTGCTTACTCAGTGGGATTACCGCGCCGAATTGGCTCGTCAGGCTGGTCTTAAGTTGAGCTACATTCGTGACAAGCAAATTGCTTGCATGCTTGCAAAGGGTGCGTTTACTGCCGCACGGGCTCCATTTAGCTCAGACTACAGTGGTATGAACTTTGGTTCATCGCCAGTTCTTGCCCCAAACGCTGCGTTTAATTTCCTCGGTTTGCGTGGTGCAACCCAAACCCAGAGAACAGACGCTGCCCTGTTGCTTCTCGACTACCTTGAGCGTTACATGGTTCGTCTCTCTGAAATCGACGCAACCATGGGTGAAGTGTATTGCGCTGTGACTCCACAGGCATTCCATGACATCCGTGCTCTTGGTATTGCCCGTGATGCCACTGGTCTTGTTGGTGGTGCTGGACGTCCATTCTTCGGCGGTGTCGCTGAAGCTGGTGGTCTCGGTGCTTCCCTCGGCCAGGGCATGTTCGGGTTGCAGGAAACCCTTGAGTACATGGGTGTCAAGATCGTCAAGAGCAACCACCTTCTTGAGCTTGATCACTCTGTCGTGACATCTGGTGCAACCAATGTTGCGGCTGCGGGCTACGATGCAGCAACTGGTCAGTTCAGCAACAACGATACCGTCAACGTTATTGGTGACCTTGGTGATCCCAAATACAACTTTAACTGGCACGGCTACATGGGTGCAAGCAACAACGATCCAACCGATCTTGTTCAAATCACAAGCAACGGTGTTGTAGCCACATCTGACGTACTTAAGCCAATCAAGGCTTTGATTTGGCAGCGTTCGGCTGTTTGCTCGTTGCGTCTTCAGGGTATGAAGGTTGAGTCTACCAAGGATGTCCGTAGAGGAACATTCTTCACCGTAAGCTCAATCATGGCTGGTGCTGGTATTCTTCGTCCTGAACTTTGCGGTGCAATTCAGGGTAACTATACCGCTGTTGCCTAAGCCTAGCGTTTAGCTAGCACATTTTGGTTAACAACCGTACCTAGGGGGTCGAAAGGCCCCCTAGGTATTTTTTTCATGGAGGACAAATGGGAATATACAGTTACAAAGATGCAATCAATCACATGTTGTTGTCATCTGGGGAACATCTAGTTTCAGATCTTAATCAAGACTCTGGAGTAGATACCCAGGTAGCCGAATTCATCCTTAACCAGACGATAAAAAGCACAGTAATGAGAGGCGTGGCAAACAACAGGTTTGTCAATGAGTATACTCCAGATAGTATTACAGGCAGGATTATCCTGCCATCCGATGCTTGTTATGCTCAGGTTGTTGAACCTCTGTACGATCCATCGACGGGGGAGGTGATCCAGACTACACTTAAGTCCAATCCTACAAGGTTGTTCAACATCACCAAGCAGACGGATGTGTTTGACAAGAAGTTAAAGATAGAGGTTATTGTCCTTCTCGGTAACGAAGCCGCCAATTACGGTTGGGATGACATCGACTCACCCCTGCAAAGAGCAATCATGGAAATGGCCGCTAGAGAGTACCAAATGACAACCCAGGGTGATCTAGAAATAGACAAGCGTATGGCTATGCGAGAACAATACCACATGTCAAGAGGCCGTGCGTCTGACATCTTCAAGAAGAACAGATCCATCTTCCTTGGTGACAACGGCACAGCAGCAGCCGTAAGCAGGGGTGGTATCCTGTCTAGAGATCCATACTACACAAGAACGAGGTTCTAATGCCAACTACACGACTGATTATCAATTCCCTTAGTGGTGGTGTCGGAAGACAAGCCCCCACAAAACGCCTTGTCAGCGAAGCGGAAAACCTTGACAACTGCTTGGTTACCTTGGAGCGATCAGTCGAAAAAAGACCTCCCTTGACCAGAGTCACGGCAGATGGTGGTTCTTCCTATCTCCAACTCAACAACATTCAGGCACCAGCTGGTTTTAACCCCGACAACATCTACTTTCATTTCATAGATGTAGATGGATTCAACAGGTATTGTGTTGTCATCAACAGAGCTGGGCAACCAGTAAATCCATACAGCAGTACCAATTACTTTGATGATGTAGCTGCTGATGATTTTGTATCCGTCTATCGAATAGAACCAACAGAATGGGTCAGGGAAACCGTGGATTCCAATCCAGCAAATTTTAATAGAGGTATTTATGAATACCTGACTTATGGTTCTGGCAGTACAACCAAGGCATATAACATTGCCAACGAAGCAAAAACAATTGCACCAACACAGATAAAGAACACATTTGGAAGCATTGATTTTGAGGTTGGTTTGATTCTTTGGAACAAACTCGTAGAAACAGGGTATCTACCTGATAACTCCCAAGCCGATTTAGTCGGTGCTGTTGGTTGGACTACAAATGTCAACACATTCATTCACTCTGGTGATACGATAAACTACAAGACAAGCGTTGGTCCACAAGGTGTTTCCCCAAATCTGGAAGACTTAATTAACGATGGCTTGTACTGGACCAATGTACGAGACAACATTGAATTTGTGATTAACCCAGGTACGCAAGAAGAAGAGGAAGAAGGTCAAAGTTTAAACGATTTTAGCATTATTCCCCAGTATCCAGCAAGCGAGGTAAAGTCCGATGTAAGCGATGCCAATGGTTTTAAGGCGCAACGCATGCTGAAAGACTATTACGACTTTCCAAACAAGATAACAACCCCAACAAGCCCTTTCTGGTCCTCTGGCGATTTTGGTCATGTCACTTCTCCTTTCCTACCATTGGAAAGAGAAGCCGACAGCAACACCTATAGGGGATTTGGCAAGGTGTATTTTACAAGAAATCCATACTTGTCTTTTCCTGCTGGGTTCTATAGAGCAACTAGATATTCCAAGAATCCGTATTTTGAACGGGTAAGATCGGAAAGCCCAAACTCGGTGATCGACCATAGACGGATGCCTATTATTATCTACAAGGATTTTTCAGATAACGGTGTCTGGAAAATTAGGCATATGCCAATGGCTGCTCGTAGATCGGGCACCGAATTAAGCAACCCAGGTCTGGCTGGTTTTGACAAAAAAGAAAAGATCCAATCCATGGCTATCTGGAAGAACAGGTTGTGGATTGCCATGGATAACTCGCTTGCTGCATCCGTTTCTGGAGATTTCTTTGACTTCTGGATCAACGATGTAAACGCAGTAACAGACACGGATCCAATCGATGTACAGGCTTCCGTTGGAAGTTACAACCGCTTGAGCCATATCGTTCCCTTCCAGCAGATCTTGTTTGTCTTGTCGTCTGGTTCGGTTCAGTTTGAAGTCCGTGGCGGATCCTCCGATGTCGGTATTTCCCCGTTTAACGTCGAGTTCAGACCAACCTCATTCTTCAGCACATCCAAGTTGGTCATGCCACAAAAAATGGCAAACAATGTGTTCTTTATGGATTCCAAGAAAATGTACATGTACCTTAGCGGTTCTGGGTTTTCGGATGAATTCTCTACGTCCATGGAAATGACCAGCCATTGCAAGGACTATTTGCCATTTAATTTTGGTTCCGTAACGGTGTCTTCTGCTAACAATACCATTGTCATGGTAAATGAAGATGCAAAAAACTATTTGTATTTCTTTACCTTTAGGACAAACGGAGACAAGATCTCTCAAAACGCCTTTTACAGGTGGATCTTTGACCCTGGG